GAATCAGGCTGGCTAACCTCTAGCCGTCGCCTGTAACATTCGGGCATGGGAAAGAAGAGCACCAATGCAGAAATGACCTCGCGAGTTCGTGAGGTTTATGGGCTTCTTGTTAAGTCCTATTCCCGCTTTGAGATCCTTCAACATGCGGCGGAAAAGTGGGACGTTAGTGATCGAACGGCAGACATCTACATACAACGCGCACGCGAGTTAATACAGCAGGACTCGGACATCGAACGGCCTCAATGGTTGGCCGCCGCCATTGCCCGCCTTGTCAAATATGAGCAGAAGGCCGGCCGCGAGGACAATCTGCAAACTGCCATAAAGGCCCTGGAGACCCAGGCCAAGTTGCTCCGCTTTGACCTCTGATGGTCTCGCTCCTGCACGGGCTGACCGAATCGGAGCCGCTTCTAGCCTTCGCCTCCCCACCTGATCAGCAGGAGGCGGCCGACATCCTCGAACGCATCCGCGCCGATCTGCACCCCGGCCAGCTGGCCTTTGTGGACGACCAGGACACCGAGATCCTCGGGCTGTGCGCCGGCTATGGCAGCGGCAAGACCCACGCCCTGGCCGCCAAGACTTGCGCCCTGGCCCTGGCCAACCAAGGCCACACCGGCTGCGTGATGGAGCCCACTGGGCCCCTTGTTCGGGACATCTGGCTCAATGACTTTGAGGCGTTCCTGGAGCGCTATGAGATCCCCTACACCTTCCGCGCCTCGCCACTGCCTGAGGTGATCCTGCACCTACCCGGAGGTGACACCAAGATCCTGTGCCGGTCCCTTGAGTCCTGGACAAGAATCATTGGACTTAACCTGAGCTTCTGCCTGGCCGATGAGATGGACACGGTCCCGCCCGCCGTGGCCGCAAAGGCATTTCCCAAGATCCTCGGCCGCCTTCGCGCCGGCAACGTCCGGCAGTTCGCCGCAGCATCCACCCCTGAGGGTTTCCGCTGGATGTGGAACACGTTCGGCACTGAGGAGGCAAAGGAGCGCAAGGACCGCAGGCTCATTAAGATGCGCTCGGCAGACAATCCACATCTGCCCCCAGACTTCATTTCCCGGCTGGAAGCGTCTTACGACCCCAGCCTTCTCGCCGCGTATCTTCAAGGCGAGTTCACCAACTTGACCACCGGCCAGGTCTACGACCGGTTCGACCGCAACAAACACATCTGTCGAGATCTTCCAGATGTAAGCGACGAACCCATCCGCGCCGGCATTGACTTCAACATCGGGAATATGAGCGCCGTTATTGGCGTCCGTCTGGGCAACTCTTTACTGCTGATTGATGAGATCAGCGGCGCCCATGACACCGACGCCCTGGCACAAGAAATACGCAGACGATTTCCCGACCGTCGCATCCTGGCCTACCCGGACGCATCAGGAGCGGCACGATCTACGAATTCCAGCCGCACCGATGTCGCGATCCTTGAGTCCTATGGGTTCAGCAATCAGTCGCCGAAATCGAATCCTCCCGTCCGTGATCGGGTGGCTTCTGTTCAAGCTTTGCTGGAGAACGGGAAGGGCGAGGTCAGGCTGCAGGTAGCCGCGCACTGCAAACGCACGATCGAGTGCCTGGAGCTGCAGAGCTATACGGAGCAAGGCGAGCCGGACAAAGACGCCGGCTATGACCACATGAACGACGCGCTGGGTTATCTCGTTTACAGAGAGTTTTCGATCTTGCATGCCCGCGCTGGTCGAGGCACAGGAATCAGGCTTTACTAAGCTGTGGCTATTAAGTAGGGCGGGCCGTGTATTCATCGTTTGCAGGTGGTCGCCAGCGTGCATCAAGCGTTGCGATTGTTAGTGACCCCAATAACGCTTACGTGAACATGGAGCCCCACTGGGAGCTTCTAGAAGCGATTAGTTTGGGAACATTCGGCATCAGGAAAAAGCACCGCAAATACCTACCGCAAGAACCAAGAGAACTAGACGAGAGCTACGACGCCCGTCTGATGCGTTCAACCTTGCCGCCTTACTTCTCAAGGCTGGAAAGATTGCTCGCCGGCATGTTGACGCGCAAGCCAATTCGGCTGCAAGACGTGAGCGATACGGTCACCGAACAGCTGTTTGATGTTGACCTGCTGGGAAACAATCTGGACGTGTTTCTGTATGAAGCCGCCCGCAAAATGATTCGCTACGGCCATGTCGGCGTGCTGGTGGATGCACCGGCTGCGGGTGAAAACGGCCGGCCGTACTGGAGCATTTATTCTCCGCCGGATGTGCTCGGGTGGCGGTCCGAAATCATCGACGGGCAGCAGAAGCTCACCCAGCTGCGACTGTTCGAGAAGGTTGTGCAGCCTGAGGGCGACTACGGCGAGAAGCTGGTGGAGCAGGTGCGCGTGTTGACCCCTGGCGCATTTGAGATCCACCAGAAGGACAAGAAGGGGGACTACCGCGTGGTGGAGGAAGGGACGACCAGTCTCGATGTCATCCCGTTTGCGGTGGCCTATGCCAACCGGACGGGCATCCTCGAATCACGCCCGCCGCTGGCTGACATTGCCGAGCTGAACCTGAAGGCGTATCAGGTGCAGTCGGATCTCGATAATCAGCTGCACATCAGCGCTGTCCCCATGCTCGCGGTCTATGGCTTCCCGCAATCTGCGGAGGAGATCAGCGCAGGGCCTGGAGAAGCGATGGCCCTCCCCCAAGATGCGAAGGCGGAGTACATCGAGCCCCAGGGTCGGAGCTTCGATGCTCAGTTCCGCCGGCTGGATCAAATCGCCAGCCAGATCAACGAGCTGGGTCTGGCCGCGATTTTGGGCCAGAAGCTGTCAGCCGAAACGGCGGCATCCAAACGGATCGACCGCAGTCAGGGCGACAGCACCATGCAGGTTGTGGCTCAGCAGATGCAGGACCTAATTGATAACTGCCTGCAGTATCACGCGGACTATCTGCAGATTCCTGAGGCCGGCAGCTCCTTTGTCAATCGTGACTTCATGGCGGCACGTCTGGAGCCTGATGAGATTCAGGCACTGCTGCAGCTCTACACGGCGGGCACTATCACGCAGTCCACGCTGTTGGAGCAGTTGGAGGCTGGCGAGGTGCTGGGCGACGACTTCGACGTGGAGGAGGAGTTGGAAGGCACGCAGAACGGCGGCATGATTGAGATGGACCAGCCAGAACCTGAGGCGCGGGAGACCATGCCGGAGGAATCAGCTGAGCCGGAAGATCAAGACGCTATGCCCGACTGATGAGCTGGATCGACAAGCTACGCAGGAAGCGGTCGGACGATGAGCACAAACAGCTCCTGTTTTTCTCAACGGGCGACCTGATCAACGAAAATTACGCCGTTGTGCGTACAACGTGGTACGAGAAGGGACAAGTGATTGCAGTGACCGAAACTTGTATTCATTCGTACGACGAAGCAATGCGGGCAGAAATGCGGGACATCATCAAATGCGCGTTGCAGGCTGGCGCTGATGTTTCGTTGATTTGTGTCGAGACTCCTGACGAGTTGGGCTTGAAACCGGCATGAATGAACTAGCCGAACTGTTCCGAAATGCGATTGAACTCAATCGTTACAGCAACAGCGTTTCCCGCCGGATTATTGAGTCATATAACGATCGGGTGCTGGACGCTATTGATGAGCTGGCTGCTGCTGATGGCTTGTCGGGAGCTGATCAGGCTGAAAAGCTCCAAGCGATTCTCCAAGAACTAAAGATCGAGTTGCAGGCGTGGGGTGCGTTTAGCACCGCGCTGATGATCGATGAGATGCAGGAGCTGGCTGTGGTTCAGGCTCGCTTTAGTGAGCAGGAGCTGGGCAGGGTTGTTCCTGAGGGTGAGGATGAGCCGGTGCGGCGTGTGCCGATCTTGGCGGGCTTTGCTGCTGCTGTTGTGTTGTCTGACCCCACGGCTCGTGGCGTTGTGGCATTAAGCGACAACCTTGAAGAGCGTGTGGCTGGGCGCCAAGTGGGTCAGCTGGCAGCCGGCGGTGCTGTGCGGCTACCCAATGGCGAAGTGGTGGATAAAGCGTTCCGGCGGATTGCGACACGGCAGGCGGAGTTATTTGGCTTGACGGTGCGAAACGGGTTGTTAAGTGGCGAGACGATCCGGCAGATCTCATTACGTCTGCGCGGCAGTTTGCGCAAGGATCAGCGCGGCTCGATTGATCGCATCATTCAGGCCGGCGGGCAGATGACATCCGGGGCCAACAATCAGATGCGGGCGATTGTTCGCACCACGGTGACGCAGATAGCGGTGGAGGTGGATCGGTTTGTGGCGCTTGCGAATCCATTGATCACCAACCGGTATCGCTACACGGCGGTGTTGGATTCACGCACGTCTGCCCGTTGCCGATCACTGGACGGCAAGATTTACGAGTGGGGTAAAGGGCCATTGCCGCCGCAACACTTCAACTGTCGTTCACGGACGCGGAGCATTTGGCGCGGTGAGACCGGGCGCGAAAGTGACATCCGCCAGGACTACGGCGAATGGCTAAATGAACAAGACGAGGCCACGAAGTTGGATGTTCTTGGCCCAGGTCGTTTGAAGTTTTGGGATCGTCTTGTGAATCGGTTCGGACCGGATGAGGCAATTCGTAAGTTTGTGGCCAGGGACGGGACAGAGCTAACTTTGGAACAGTTAAACCGCCGTTACCCCAATGGCTCTTCCAGCTAAGTATCAGTTCAAGGCGTCAGGCGCTGCGGCGAAGCCGAAAGCGACGGCCAAGAAAAAGTCCGCTAAAAAGGAAACGCAAAAGGAGGGGGGTTGAAATGGCGTCCAAAACCAGCAACGCCATGAAACGCTGCGCCGGATACATGAAGGCCGTACGCAGAGGCAAAAAGAAAAAAACTGCTAGTAAGAAGAAAAAGTAGCCGTTAGGCTGCCTGTAACTGCGGTTGCGTCATGCCCAAAGGACCCGGCACGTACGGCTCAAAAGTGGGCCGTCCCCCCAAGAAAAAGAAGAAGGGGAGCAAAAAGAAGTAATGGCTAAGCGGAACGTCCCCACGAATCCCAGCCTTTACGCCACAGTCAAGGCTGCGGCAAAGCGCAAATTTGCCGTGTACCCCAGCGCGTATGCGAATGCGTGGCTTGTGCGTGAGTACAAGAAGCGGGGCGGTAAGTACAAGACCGAATCAGGAGGCACCCGTGGCCGCAAAAAGAAAAAAGCCTAGGGGCGGCCTGGGTCGTTGGTTCTCTGAAAAGTGGGTTGACGTAAAAACTGGCAAGCCATGCGGAAGGCAGAAAGGTGAGAAGCGGGATGGCTACCCCGCTTGTCGCCCTTCTAAGCGTGTGTCTTCAAAAACTCCCAAAACGACTGGCGAAATGTCGCCGTCGGAAAAAGCCAAATTCAAGAGGGAGAAGAAGGGACCAGCCAAGATCAAGTATCAGCACAAGAGGCGTAAGAAAAAGAAATGAGCATCACTTACAGGGGCGAGACCTTCAGCGATTACAACAAGCCCAAGCGGACTCCTGATCATCCAAAGAACAGCCATGTGGTCTTAGCCAAAGAAGGCAAAAAGATCAGAATGATTCGTTTTGGCGCTCAAGGGGCAAAAACCAAGCCGCCACGGAAAGGCGAATCACAGGCCGACAAAGACAAGCGCAAGTCTTTTAAGGCTCGTCATGCAAAAAACATTGCAAGAGGCAGGATGAGCCCAGCGTGGTGGGCAAACGAAACTAAATGGAGCTGATAGGCTTAGGCAGCAATTAACCTTACGGGTTATTCATGTCTGAAGAGCAGAATCAGGAGATTACGTCTCCCGCAGCTCCAAACAATGCCGAGCTGGATGCACTCAAAAACAGCATCCAAGCGTTGGAGAAAAAGAATTATGAGTTGATTGGCAAACTCAAAGAAGCCAAAACCGTCCCCGACGGTGTTGATGTTCAAGAGTTGCTTGAGTTCAAGCGCAACGTTGAGCAGAACAAACTTGAATCAGAAGGCAAGTACACCGAGGC